ATCATGTTTCAAAAAATAGCTAATGTTTTAAGTATCATCTCATTTGTAATGGTAGCTTCTATGAGTGGTGGAGCGTACTTTGGTTACAAGTATGTAACTTCAGAGCAGTTTAAATCAAAAGTAATGAATGAAATATTAGGTAATGTACAAGGTATGATGCCTAAATTATTAGATAATGGTTTACCTAAAATGACAGGCCCATCTATGCCAATTATCAAATGAAATGTTATTGGTGCGATACTGAATTAATTTGGGGTGGTGATATTGATGTAGATGAGTCTATGCAAACTTACCCTGAGTTTTCTGTAATGACTAACCTATCTTGTCCTAAATGCTTTTCAGAAGTAGAAGTATTAAGGAAAAGAGATGCCTTCGATTGATATACCTGATATAAATATTCCTGAGATATACATTCCAGACGTTCCAGAAATATATACTCCTCATTATTTAAGTATTACAAAGCCACCAGAAATAGATGTTCCTGGTTGTGCCTATCAACATCGTGATATAAAAAATACTGGTAATCGTAATTTATTGCTGGAAGATCCAAATGGTGTATTTACAACG